ATCGAACTTAACGTCATTGATACCGAAAGGTACAAAGACGCTTCGCAAGATATTCCGTGCTTCGGCGGATGCTTACCTTCAAGGTAATTTTAACATCCTGCCGCTACTGAGAGACATCACTGGCATTCAGCAAGTGATTACCTCTACCGAGAAAGAACTCAGGAATCTTATTCAACGTCAGCACAGGGTGCAGAAGATGCATTTTAAGGCATCTATGCACCCGTCCTTCGTTGATTCGGATTCGGGGTACGTTCCTGGGGTGAAGACTTATCCTTCTGGCCATCCCTCAATATTTGGGAATGCCAAAGTGCGACGAGTCGTCACCTACAGGTCTCGGGAATTCCATGCTGAGATATGGTACTCTTACTGGCTGGGGTCAGCCGAGTTAGAGCAGGCACGCTGTCGTGCCTATCTAGATAAATTGGGGGTTAACCTTAACCCTGCAATTCTCTGGAACGCCATACCCTGGTCATTCGTGGTTGATTGGGTCGTGGGCATAGGCCCATGGCTAAACCAGTTCACGAGCCGCAACATAGAACCAGTATGTATCATACACAGGTATCTCTACTCCTACAAAGTTGGCCGTACTATCCTTCTATATGGAAAATTAGAAGCGACGGACGGTCATCATGGAGGAGGTGATACACTAAGCGCTCAGCACGAAGACGATTCTTATAAGAGAGTCGTCGGAATGCCGAACATATATCAAGCAATCAAGACCTCTGGTTTGAACCCGAAAGAGTTCTCTCTCGGAGCTGCTCTGGCGTATTTACGCCTTAGTAGTTGAGTCTCATAAAACACCCGCTGATTGGCCGGTTAAAGCCAACCTAATGGTATGCTAAACGATACACTAGTTACAAACGAGGTCAAGGGAACGGCAGGCACTGAAATTGAATTTCAGCGTCTGTCTACTGAAGGTCGTTCCACAGAATTCGCCAAAGTAGGCGAACTTCCAGGGAACTTTCACCGGTTAATTGTTTCCCACCAGGAGGTGGGGACCGGTGCTTCACGACGGCGGAGATCACGGATCGCGTTCGAGCTTACTGCTCTTGGCGCTGATGGCGTGACTCCTGTCAAAAACTCCGCGTACATCGTTATTGATATCCCTATTGGGAATCTTACGACATACGACGATACCAAGACAGTCCTTGCAAACCTTATGTCGCTGTTGGCCACTACTGGCGCGGCGACTACAGTTTTGTTTGACTGTACTGGTAATGGAGCCAAGGCACTCATTGACGGCTCACTGTGAAATCAACCTGTCTTGCGACAGGCCTATCAGCCCTTATAAGCTGAAATTCCACATGAAACGTAATGGACCGTTGCCTCCCGAGAATAATCCCGGGGGGCACTTCAATCCCGCTTCCGACCAATTCAAGAACCGCCCGATATACATCGGCAATACACATTCGAAAGAAATGGGCCTAAGACCGGTTTTCCGGTCGATGCTCACTCCTAGGACGTGGATCGTCGTGTCTATCGATGGTTCCCTCGAGGAATTCACCCGAATTCCTCGATTGGTTCGGAAGAAGCTAACTGCTCAATATTGAGCGACTTCGAGGTATCAAGCATGTATCGCGTACTCTAGAAAGGAGCACCTTATGGTCTCCAATAAGAGTCTAGATGAGTATAAAGTCATCGCCGCTTTACTGCTTGACGTCTCAACGTCACACAGTGAAGTATTCGACCGACGTGCACTACGTCTCACGACCTGCAAGGTCCTAAAACGAGTACAAGAAGAAGGCATAGGCTTCTTAACGAAGACTATGCCCCGTCTTGCCAAAGCCCTTGATCGGGCTTTAACAGGAGATGTCCTACTTGACGCTACTGGAATGCGTTTTAAACGCCTCCCTGGTAGTGAACTGCCCAGGTTTCTGGGTGAGTTCTTCAAGCGGGTATTCTCTCTCGACGGCAGGGTTCTTCCGAATCCCTGTGTTGATAGCGTTCGAGTGCTACGACAGGTCCTATACTTGTTTTACAAGTATGAACTGCCATACTCCCCAAACGAAGAGCAACAGGTCGTTTCAAAGTTTTTACAAACTGAGAAAGACCTGGCGCTACTTACCGGACGTTTTGAGCATTGCGCTCATTGCGTTCAGCCTAACGGACTTAACGAACGTAGAAGTTGTTACTCCCACGTTCAGAGTCCACTTGTCCGACGAGCGAGGATTCGTTTACAACGATTATTCGCCCGTTTCGACCCAGCTGATATCTATCCACGACACGGCCCAGGGGCTGTTTCCACAAAGGAACAACTCTGGGACAAGTATCGATGGACTAGTATATCACCGCGGGTCATCGCCTCATACCCACTGGATGCGTACTTCTACGCTTCTCTTGGCCATGTATGCGATCAACTGCAAGAGATTCAATCTCTGCAATTCAAGGAGTCCTTTGCTCAAGTTATACTTGTACCTAAGGACTCTCGCGGACCTCGCCTCATCTCGGAAGAACCACTGAGTTTTCAGTGGATCCAACAAGGTTTGGGGAGGGCTATAGTTAAGCACGTGGAGGAGCATTTCCTCACAAGAGGACGTGTTAACTTCACGGACCAGCAACCAAACCGTATCGCCGCCCTCAAAGGGTCGGAACACGGTGAACTCTGTACGCTCGACCTCAATGAGGCTAGTGACAGAGTGTCTGTTGGTCTTGTTCGTCTACTCTTCCCAGAGCCGTTAGTTACGGTCCTGATGAATTGTAGAAGTTTAGGGACACGGCTTCCTACCGGAGAGGAAATATTGCTTCACAAGTTCGCGCCAATGGGGTCAGCATTATGCTTTCCCATATTGGCGGTTACTGTGTGGAGCCTCCTCACTGCAGGTTGCTTAGACGCGGATCTCCGTAAGGAGATCTTGGTGTACGGTGATGATGTAGTCGTACCAAAGGCCTTTGCCTTAGACGCGATGAACATTCTCGAATCGTTTGGGTTGAAGATCAACCGCGATAAGAGTTGTACCAGTGGATTCTTTCGAGAATCATGCGGCTTAGACGCCCTCTTGGGCGAAGAAGTCACTCCAGTGCGCTTGCGCACTGTCTGGTCATCATTACCCAGCCCGGAG